AATCAGTTACATTAGAAGCTGAGACAGTAACAACAAGTTTCTGAGGCATTCGTCTTGGATCAAGATAGGAATGCTCGTCTGGTGTTCTTACCTTCTGGAGATAAGGGCGACCTGTGGTTGTAATTTCTGTAGTGTGTACAACACCATTCGTTGTTCCGCTTGTCTTATAGATTCCTTTAGTAGAATCATTTGAATCATAGTAAAACTTCTGATCTGTTGGATTCCAAGAAATAACTCTATAAAAACCAGAAGTTGAGTTTAGATATGGATTAACCATAAAGAAAATCTTACCTCGACCATCAATAATATTATTTAGATTCGTATCAGGATCATACAATAGACGAAGCATTTGTCTTGCTTTATCATCTGTAGTCACAGTAAGCTTTGAATTATTAGAGTACCAATCATCAGCTTCAGGGGGTAGTTTTACTTCAGAAAGATCATCTACCTTTTGACCAAGATGCTGTTTATCTGATTCAGAATAAAAGTAATCATCTACTGAAATATAATTAGCAGTCTGTATTACAATAGAATAAACAGAAGAAGAAGTTGGTGTTACAGTCCAAGTGCCGGAAATACCAACACCTTTTGTAGATCCGTTATAAGATGTTATTGTCTTACTTTCTCCAACACCGGGACCAGCAGTGATTGTTATTGTTTGTCCAGTATAGGAACCATTGACAGAAGAAGCAAAAGAATCTAAAGTAATTGAATTAGCTGTAGCACTAACAGCATTTCCTTGAACATTCTGTACACTAAGGTCTACTGAAAATCTAGAATCAGCTGCGGGATGCGGAGAAAAATTAGCTCCAAAAATAGTTGCTTGTCTTGCAGTACCAACATAATCTTTAAGCCATCTTGTCTGACCTATACCAGTTCCAGCTGTAATAGTAACAGCATACCAATTATAAGTATCATCTATAGCAGATGACGCAGTGGATAAATGAATATGGGTAGCACTACCATTTGCGTTGCTTTGTCCTGTATGGACAGCTGGTTTCCATCCTAATAAAATATCATCAGAAGTCTGTGGAAAGCCATCATCGCCAGTAGCATATACTCTCATAACTTTAGATGCAGTATAGTAAGTAAGCTTACGACCTTCAATATCATCCGTAGCCGTAACGACACCATCAAGATCAAATAACTTTCCAGCGACATCCGAACTAAAGCCAGCTCGTACATTCTTATTGAGAATGACTACGCTTGATCCCAAGGACACGGCCTTAAGAGATTCTTTGGCAGTCTTTGTTCCTGACTTATGGGTAATATAAGCTCTAGTTGTCATGCTAACAACACCACTAGCTGCTGTCTGTGTGGGTGGAGTTAGGTCTTCCCATGATCCGGTAGGATATACACGGAAGACATAAAACAACTTATCTCCATCTGCAGTTGCATCGAAATCAATGACAACCAAGAATGTGTTTTCTTCGTTGATGCTGTACCAGTAATACCATAGATCATGTGAGGGATCTACTGAAGCAAGAGAATAAAGATCTAGTCTTATTGTGTTAGAACTAAGATCCCACTCTGAAGCTGTGGTTATGGTCTTTTGTGGTACGATCTCAAAGCCCGGACGCTTCTCAAAGTTTCTCTCAAGAGAGACTAGAGCATTGTCGATGTTCTCAGCCTCGTTTGGCTGTCTGCGGTTAGGCGACTGTCTGCCTACACTGTTTAAGGTATAGACAGGAATCTTAGTTGTTACTAAACCAGCCCGTGGGCCTCGTCTTCGTATAGCCATTAAAAACCTCTGGTACGCCAGTACCTAAATCTGTTTGGATCGCTGTAATAGCGAGAGCGGAATGAGGCATCCTGCAGAATACTGTTAGATGAAAAGATACTTTTCTTCTTATCGTTGATATCTGCTGCTCTATGCTTGATGCTGTGTAGTTGTTCTTGGAATCCCAAGAATGCATCGGTAGCCTCATCGCCTTGGGTAATGCTTTGATAGTGACGCATAGCAGTGGCTAGGATAGCTCGCTGCACGGTAGTCTCAAGGTTTTCCCAAGGTAGTTTCATCGTGAACTCAAGATAGTATGGACCCTTAGTTGCAATCCATATATCCGTATTTTCTGTTATATTCCACAATCTTGCTGGCTCAGAGTTATTCAATACTCTTGCCTTGATGATTGTGTCTTCTGCTGATAGATGCTGGGATACTAACTCAACAGCAAGAATACCTTCCTCATCTGAATCAGGAGTAGGCATTCTAATATATCCATCAGTTGTTAAAGTAATCTTCTTTACAAATTTATTTGAAGCAAGACCTCTTAGCTGATAATCCAAGCTAGTCTGCTCTAGAATTGTTTCAGCAATTCCGGTGTCGATACCGGACTCACCTTCTAGGTCGGCTACAAGGTTTTCACCTGAAGCCAACAGCATTTGGTTAATTGCCTGTAACTTAGTAATTAAGCCCATATAGCCTCCTTAGAAAAAAAACCACCCGGCTCCCACTTAAGGGAGCCGGGGGTAGATAATGATCACCTCCTCTTCAAGCTAGGTTAGTAAACAAACTAAACCCCCTTTCAGAAGTGGATAAGATCATTAGCCAGCAGTTACTGCGTACTCTGCAGCGAAGCCGTTCTGTAGGTTTGCGCCTACAATGCCAGCAAGTTCGCCACGGGTATCAATTTCACCAGAAGCGTCTGCATCAGTATCGTTAGTAGTACCAACGAGAAGCTGGCAGAGTTCTGGACGAAGAACGCCAGTACCCTTCATCATGCTAGCAACGGTGAACTGAGTATTACGGCGTACATCCTGTACGGTGTCAACCTTCATGCCCATGAGTGATAGACCAGCAACAGCCTCTGGCTGGAAGATTACGCCGAAGACATTGAACTCAGAGAAATCAAGGTTATACTTGGTTGAGCCAATGTTAGCGGCAGCATTAGCAGCGTAGTTCTTAGCAACAGGTAGGTGGTTACTCTTGATGATGGTGCAGCCCATGTACTGGAGAGTATCGCTTAGGCTGTTCATTCCCATTGTGTATGGAGCACCAAGACCGCCGTATTCAGCAGAACCACCGAACATTGGGTTCTTGGTGAAGTTTGTACCCATACCGTTGCTACCAGCATTTCCAACAGTAGCAAGTGTGGTGGTAATATCAGCAGAACGAGTCAAGCCAAGACCACGAATGACTTGGAAGACCTTTGGTGGAACAGCGCAGATTACACGATCAGTTGGATAATCGTTGTTCTGCATGAATACCATGTAGTTCTCAATGGCCTCAAGAATTTTGAGAGCATTTACTTCAGTGCAGCCAGCAACAGCCACGCCGGGAGCCGAAGTGGTTGTATCAACTACAACTGGAGCTGGGAAGTTAGCAATATCAAGACCACGGGGATCTAGAGTAGAACCGGAAGCAGCATTCCAAGCATAACCGAGTGGGCTTAGGAGAGCAGCAGCACAGATAGAAACCGCAACCTGTCGGTCACGGGTGTTTGCGAGAGTTAGACCAGCCTGACGAGCTAGCTCAGAGCGGTAATCCCACTGAGTAACGAGCAAGTCAACATTGTCACACTCAAAGTGTGCGGCCATTGGTCGCTTATCAAGGTTTACCTTGAAGGTTGTTGAGGTTGAAGAACCACCACCAAGCTCTTCACCAGCATCCCATGCTGGGTTTAGAGCAATAGTACCAGTTACTGGAAACTCGTAAGAGAAGCCACCAGATAGTGCCTTGGTTGTTACAAGGTTCTCGAAAACATTGAACTGATCATAAGCGTTGATTACCTCACCAGACCAGAGGGGTAGCCAGAGCTTGTTAGCTCCTGCGCTGCCTCCAGCGGGTGCGTCACCAAGACCAGTTCGATTTAATGCAAAGTCAGTAGCGTCTGTAAAACTATCAGCTGGAAAAGCCATGTTGTTTATTCCTTATATAAGTAGACTAAAATTTTGAGACTATAATAGAAAGCTCAATCGTTCGATTGTTCCTAAAGGAGTCTACTTGCTTGAGTGAGTCCAGCCAAGGGCCATCCATTACCACGCGGGGGGATTTGCCCATAGGCTGTCCTCAGTCAATCCGCTGTCTCAGGTGCGGATTATTTGGGTAGTTTTGAAAAATCAGTTCTCAACATCCGCTGTTCCACATAGTTACGGAACTTAGGATCAGAATTGAACATTGGGTTATTGCGTTCAGCCATGAACTCTCGCTTAGTTTGGTAAGCGACAATACTCTGCTGAGTGCTTGCAATGGGTACTTGACCCTTTGCTGTTTTCTTGGGTTCCGCTGCCTTGCTTGTGCCAGTAGCCTTGGCATACTTGGCTTGCAAGCCATAGAGAGCGACATCCCAAGAAGGAGAAGCGAGGTTCTGATTGATTGAATCCTGTTCAGCTTGAGATAGATTCTTGCTAGCCCAATCAAACATCTTGGCAAGTTGATCCTTACCACCGATTAGTTCGGCTGCTTTAGAATAAGCAATTTCAAGCTTTGCCTTCTGGCCGATCATATATTCATTGATGATCGACTCAGGAAGGTTAGTCTTCTTCTTGATCGTATCTAGAGTCTCAGGAGAAAGATCGTTCTTGGTGGCGAACTCAACGGTCCACTGCTTCCAATCATCCTCGGTTGCAACCTGTGGTTCAACCTTGGGTGTCTCTTCTACCTTCTTCTCTGGAATCTTTAGAACCTCTGGTACGACAGGAATCTCTTCCTGTACCTTAGGAGCAGCATCCTGTTTGACCGGGTTTGCTGTAGTGGGATTCTGCTCGTACTTCTTCTTCAGGTCCGCTACTTCCTGCCGTGACTTGGTAAATTCCTTCTGGGCATTCTTGAGGCTTTCAAACCAAGCACCAGCGTCCTTGAAATTTTCAGGAACGGCCATGCCTTGGTTTCTTACATACGCATCAAATGCTGCCTTCTCACGGGATAGGATAGCGTCCTCTGCTGTCGATGTAAGAGATTGTTCCTGTGATACTGCTGGAGTCTCGGAGGATTGTTCCATCATATCGGGAGTCTCTTCATTCATAGTGTGTGTCTTTCGTTAGAGTTTTAAAATCAATACATTTTCTTGGCTGGCTTCTTAGCCGCCATCTTCTTGGCTGGCTTCTTAGCCGCCTTCTTCATTGGCTTCTTCATTTATTTCCTTTCTTTGGGTATACCATTTTCTGGGCATCTTTGCCCGTGCATGTCGTGGTCTTGCCACAGTTGCACTTGTATGTTTTCTTTGCCATTATGCTATCCTTATTCCTATTAGTCCTGTTGCATTAGCACCAGAAGCATTGTTAGGGGTAGTTGCTTTTACGACATCATTAGTAAGAGAACCAGCAGCTTGCAAATACAGCGTAGTAGTTGTTGATACAGTTACAATAGCATTGCAAGACAGCGATGCAAAGTTATTAGCAACGCTTGCATGATAATGCTGTGTGCTTGCGTAATGCGTAAGGCCATTAGAAATTCGTAGATTGTAATGACCAGCTGTTGTTGTCGCTCTTCCTAGTGTTCCAGTACCCATTAGTAACCAAGTACCAGCAGTAAGAGATACGCTGGCGCAGTTATAATAAGTATTGGCACTCACTAAAGCGATATCAGCAGCAGCGAAATTACTTACGCTGCTGATGCTGGGATGTCCAGTTAATGCTGAATAATCACCTGATGTCGCTACCGCTGCAAGACCAGTGATGTCACTGACTGAGTGAGTATGAACAGCATCAGCTTTAGAATCAAGATCTGTTGGTTTAACAGAAGTACTAGATGTTAACTTTATTTCTTCTACTTGTTGAACAGAAGAAGCCAGCAAACGCTGCAACTTCTTGTTCAACAAAGTCTGTTGCTGTAGTTTGCTGTTTAGATTCATTATATAAATACTCTATATGGAATTGCTGGAGGTGGATCGACCTGTGGAAGAGCAGCGATCTGTTCTTCGGTCAATTCAAATGCAACACGAATATTGGTGTGCCAGCGAGAATCCGTGGTACTTGGGATGGTGATAATCATATCTTCACCCTCGCCCTCGGTTACTGCTGGCTTTGTGATTGTACCGATGTGGTCGATATAAACGCCTGAAACCGGAAGTTTAACTTCCTGTCCATCAACTGTGCGTACCTCAAGTAAGGCAGCATCAATTAACTTTTGTTCCATTTGTTCTTTTGTGTTTGTTCGTAACATGTAATCCATAAGTATCTTTCTATAACAAAAAGGTTTGCTTTTTGAGATTAACTTTGAAGCAATCCATGTCAGAGGGTACTGATTGCTTGGAGTTGTGCGGTCGGGAGTGCGGACGGCCAATACTTGACAGAGCGAACGGTTCCGTGCGGGAAGAATGCGCCATACCCCCTCTGGCCGAGCATGAAGTAGGTCGGAACAGAAGACTCTGTGAGTGCCGATGCTCCGCTCTGGACAATCGCGCCACCATTGAGACTGCTTTTCACCGCTGCCGTGGACAAATTAGCATCGAACGAAAATGCCAGTTTCAACTCGGAGTTGAGTGTGATGTTTTGCGTGGTAAGAACGGTAGTTCCGGAATTGGCAAAGCACGGGAGCAGAGACGGCGTGGTTGACAATGCCGCAAACGTTCGGAAATCTCCAGTCTCTCTGGTGAATCCAACGCGATTAGGAAAACTCGACGCATTCATTTGCGTGAATCTGCCAGCGTAAAACATCGTCCCAGCCTTGGTGCTGTACTGAAGCGAGGTGATGTCTTCTATCACGCAGGAGTCGAATGCCCTGTTCCCCGTGCTTGCTCCGGTCGGGATGTACGATGATGCGCCGGAGCCTGACTCAAACTGCGCTCCCCACAGAAGAACGCTCGCGTTGTTCTCGTAACTTGTTGTGTTCGGCCAGACAAAGACATTCACCGTGGTGGACGCAGCGATACTCGCGGTCGTGGCGATTTCGACTCGCGCCCATTGCGTGGTGGATAGGCCGCTGACTGTGCAGATCGTCGTACCAGAGATGCTTGCCGCATATCCACCAACGATTCTCGGAGTCACGGTTTGGAATGTACCGCCGACCTGAATACCGATCTGTGCCTGTGTTGTCGTTACCGATGAATAGACAGATCCGCGCATCCAAATGCTAAAGGTGTAGGTTTGTCCACCAGCAGGAAGTGCAGGAGTAACAGGCTGATGTAGCAGACCGCCACCAGTAGCAGTTTCGCGGAACTGAAACGATGACTCAACGCCAGCGGGATTTACTTCGCTCGTAACCGCTCCGGAATTGCCGTTGTACGCCCAGTTTGTCGTGCCGCCAGATGTCGCAAATGATTCGCTCAAACAGAGAAGGTTGTTCGCGGTTCCCTCAATCAGCAGTCCGCGAGTCTGGCGCGTTGACGGGTCGTAGTCGAAGCGGGGGGTGTTGTAGTTCGCCGCAATAGTACTCGTGTTTGCGAGGAACGGCTTTGCAACGGTTCCGCGTTCACATTGTGGTCGTGAAAACTCAACCGTACCCGTGGCGGTGTTTTGAACTCCAATACCAATTCGCAATTGAAAGCCACTTCC